GCCTTCACGACATATCCCCGAACCAAAGGGATATGAAGGTCTGGGTGCATGCGTTCCCCAAAGATAAGGGGTCCGTATGAAACCCTGCCTAGCACAGGTGAGGTTGGCCCTACTCGAGGGAAGTATTTCAAAACCTTCCAAAGAGAGGAATCCAACCATCTCACTGTCCCATGGAAACCAGCTTGCGAAAGCTGATTCCTTAAGGAAACAGTAGAGATAACACCAGTAGCGTCTGCCACCGTGGAAGGTAACACTTGCCGAACACGCGTTATTGAAACGTCGTGTCCATTAAAGTATTCCTTCCCACAAGACTCTCTGAACTTTCCAGTCCAGAAAGACTTGTCCAGACCAACTCGCGCACCGAAATGCTCGAGTGTCTGTACGATGGTATGCACATGATCTACGGGAACAATCAAGTCGTCCCCGTAGACACGCACCGAGCCAAGAAAGGATTTCACGTCTCTCTTGGTTAGTGGTCTGTTGAGCGACTCTTGTATGCCCAAGAAGACCAACGTCGTAAAGACGAAGGCTTCAATAGGGAAACAGAGTGCTGAACCCATAGACGCAAACTTGGCCAAACGGATTACTCCGTGACCAGGTACGTCGGCCCGCCGTGACCGTGATGCTTGAACAGCCCTTTGCAAATAGGGCCATCTTCGCATCATGCAAACGACGAGCTGATTAGAAACACGATCGGATGCATCACTCAAATCGAGTGTTGCCGTTCGGTTATCAACCGAACCTTGACGAGCCAATTCCTGATTAGGGAACTGATCGTCAAACCCGATAAGCCCGCTCAGGAGTTCATCCCTGTAGAAGGCCTCAAGGAAAGATCGCAAGAGAGCCTGTTGTGTATATTGCATACACGTAGGCTCAATAGCGATTATCCGGGGTGTTTTTAACGTCTTAGGGACGGTGATAACCTTCACAGGTATCTCCGACCCAGGTTCGAGGAGGTCAATCTCAGCCAAATCGTACGAAAAGTGCTGATTTGGAATGAGATATCTATCCAAGGGAAAAACCTCGGATAGACGACTGGTCCAGGTTTTGTTGAGGTACTTACCATTGCTGGTAAGATTATCTGCAACGGCCCCAGGGCCATGCTTAGGAAGAAGTCTATCGTAGTAGACATCTCTGTCTACTTCAGTGAAGACTTCTTCGAAAAGCAAATTCGACATTTCTTCGAAGTTACCAAGATCTCTCTCAGTAACGTTCGAGTCGAATTGCCTGACTTCCTGCTCACACTCAACGAACCTCATCATCGCTCTCGCATCCCTTGCATCACTGCAAGGAAGCGAGATCTTAGCAAAAGACAACGTTAGTTGCCTCAAAGCTAAGATTGCATCGATGGAGGGTTCGTTGAGCAACTTTCCACTTCTCCGGTCGAACACACGGTTGAAGAAACCTCCTAGGAATAGGGGGAGACTTCCCCTTCCATTAGAAAAGGAAGGGTGGATACCGACCTCACCTTGGTCTATCCATTTTTGGATGGACTTCCCAAGGTCAGGTAGGACTATCGTAAGAAACGATAGTCCCTCATGTTCGAACCGCCTTCTGACGGTATTAATGTCAGAAGTGGCGCTGGTGCAGCATAGAATGGCGGAGTCTTCCGCCATTCTGATCCAGAGTGACATTAGGCTTTTCACTTGCCCTCCTAATAGAGGTTACAAGATCCTTAGCCCTATGTCATTACGACTGTGCGGTACACAAAAATATTCCGAAAGGAATATATTGTGACTCACCTCCCTTTTAAGGGAGAGGTAGAC